CAATATATTCTTGAAAACAGAAGTGAGTTAGAAAATATATTTAGAAATCATTATAGGGAACATCCTTTTATATTTAGGTATGACCCTCAAGAAAAACAATACATTCAAAAAAGATTAAAAACAGACGACAATAGTATTAATGAAAGAGTTAAGGAAACTATTGATAATATATTAGGAGATGAAAATCCTGTAACTACAGAAAACATTTCCTTTGGTCATGGTCAATCTAATCACCTTAAACATAGATTAGTTGATATTCCTAACCATATTGTTTCTGATTTTATTATAAAAGACCCTGTTAAATTAATGATGGGATATACCAATAGAGTTGCTTCTCAGTATTCTTTTGCCAAAAAATTTGGAGAAACAGACTTTGATAATGTTTTATTAAAGTTGCAAATAGAAGGAGCAAAAGCAGGTCAGTCAGTTAGGCAATTAAGAAAATATGGTAAGAATCTTAGGCACAGTTATGACAGAGTTGTAGGTCATGTTACCAGAAGTCCTATGGCTTTTAATCAAAGAGCCGCACAAGTAATGAAAGACCTAGCCACTCTTAACTATTTAGGTTCGGCAGGGTTTTCCACGCTACCAGATGCGGCAGTTGTGATGATGCAAAATGAATTAAAACCATTATTTAAACAAGTGTTCCATGTATTAGATAATCACAAGGTTCGTTTAAATGCAATGGAAGGGCAATTAGGCGGTGAAATGTTAGAAATTCTTAAAGGTGATGTAATGCTTCGCCTTGTTGAAGAAACTATGAATAACCCATTTCAAGGAGGAACTTATCAAAAAGTTCGTGGAAGAGTTATGAATGGTTATTTCATTGCTAACTTATTAGGACCAATGACAGGAATATTTAAACGTATGTCCTCAATGGCTAATGTTCATACAATACTTGCGGCATCAAAAAGATTAGCCTCAGGTAATGTGTCTGTAAAAGATAAACAATATTTAGCTAGACTTGGTATATCAAAAGAAGATGCTATTAAATTTACTCAACAACCTATTGAAGCTGAGAATGGTGTAAACTTTTTAAACTCTACAGCATGGACAGATAAAGATTCTTTGTTTAAATTTAGGACAGCCCTTAATTCTTCAATCAAACATCAAGTTTTAATGGGAACTCCTGCTGATAAACCTATTATGGTAGATGGAGTTTTTTATGTACCTATGCATGTTGCTCGGCATATTCCTTATTTAAGAGAAGATAGTATTTATAAAGGATATGCTAGAATTGAAAACGGATTACTTGGTATGCCTTTTCAATTTTACTCATATTCTCTTGCGGCTTTAAATAAAGTTACAGTTCTTTATACACAAGGCCAAGTTAGAAATAGATTTACAGGTATGGTTAGTGCAATGGGATTAGCCTATATGGGTATGCAATTAAAATATAGAAACAACCCTTGGATTTTAGATGAGATGTCTATTGAAGATAAAATAGCTAGGTCGTTTGATATGTCTGGATTGGGAGCAATTTATTCAGATATGTTTTATAAAGCTATGGCAACATCAATAGCATTAGGTGGACCAAATATAGGTGGAGGTGTTATTAATCCTAAGTTTCCTCCTCAAACTGATACTCCTATCTTAGATACTACTACAGGTATAATGGGTGCAGGAGCAGGTATAACTTCAGATTTAACTAAAGCGGCAGGTAAGTTTCTTGCAGGTGATACAGGCGAAGGAGCAAAGGAATTTATTAGAAATCTTCCTCTCATGCGTTTATGGTTTTTAAAAGAATTAACAAATGACATGACAAGAGCGATTGCAAGTGGTAATAGATACTAAGGGGTACAAGACATGACAATAAATGTTTCAGACAATACACCAAGAAAGAGTTATACTCTTAATCAGGGAGCAAGCTCTCAAACTGCTTTTGAAGTAGACTTTGAGTTCTTTGCTGATGCAGACTTAAATGTGTATGTAAATGATGTTAAGAAAACATTAACTACTCATTACACTACTTCTGCTAACTCAGGTAATAGTGCATCTCATGTTTCAGGTAGCACAGGTTATATACATTTTACTACTGGCAATGCAGTAAATCCTTCTTCAGCCGCACAAGTTGTAGTTATAACAAGGTCTATTGCATTAGACAGAACAACAGACTTTCCTGCTTCTGGTGCTTTTAACATTGGAACATTAAATACAGAACTTGATAGACTTGTAGCTATACAAGCAGATATTAATGATACTTCTTCAAGAGGTGTAAGACTTCAGGATTCAGATAGTGCAGTATCAATGGAGTTGCCGTTACTTGCTTCAAGAAAAGGAACAGTCTTAGGCTTTAATGCTTCTACTGGAGCCGCAGAAGCAGGTCCAACTATTACAGCAGTACAATCTTTAGCAGACGTTACTACTTCTATTAATCTTTTAGGTACTGCGGCAGTAGTAGAAGATATGGGATTGCTTGCGACTTCGGCAGTGATTGAGGACATGGGATTATTAGGCACATCTGCAAATGTTACAGCTATGGGATTGTTGGGTGTCTCTAGTGTAATAACAGATATGGGTATTCTAGGTACTGCGTCTTGTGTAGAGGATATGTCTATATTAGGCACAACGGCAAATGTAGCGAATATGGCTTTGCTTGCGACCACTGATATAATTCAAGACCTGAACACCCTTGCGACATCTGCAATCGTGGAGGACTTAAATCTCCTTGCCACAAGTAGCGTGATTGCAGACATGGCGGCATTAGCAGGTTCAGGTGCTAATCCAAATATTACCTCATTAACTGCAAGTGGAGCAATTACTGGTGCAACTGTTGAAGCTACTGGGGATACATCCGCAGGAGATAATGCGGCTATTGGATATACAAGTGCAGAAGGTTTAATACTTACAGGTCAAGGCTCAACGAATGATGTAACTATTAAGAATGATGCTGATACTGATGTAATAGAAATACCAACAGGAACAACCAATGTAACTATTGCAGGAAACTTAGGTGTAGGTGGTACTGTTACAGGTACAGGTACATCAGTGTTTGCAAGTTTAGATATATCTGGTGATGTAGATGTGGATGGTACATTAGAAGCAGATGCTATGACGTTGAATGGTACAGCTATAACAACAACAGCAACACTATCAACTGGTATATCAAATACAAATGTAGTTAAGATTGATAGCTCTTCTGTTGCTGATGACGAGTATGCAAGGTTTACAGCAAATGGTTTAGAGAGTAGAAGCACCTCTGAAGTTCTCTCTGATATTGGAGCGGCAACACAAGGTTTCGCAATAGCAATGGCAATTTGCCTATAATTAAGGAGAAAAAATAATGGCTCAAGATTTTCGGAACTCATTGCAAGATGATTTGCCTACATCTCACAGTGATGCCAATAGTCTGTTATGGACTGGCGGTAATTATGATGCAGTAGTTGGTTGTCGATTTGCAAACATAACCACATCACCAGTAACAATAGATGTCTATATTAGGAATAGTAGCGGACCAACAGATTATTATTTACTGAAGAATGGACCTTTGCCAGCAGGGTCATCATTTGAACTGATTGCAGAAGGTAGCAAGATTGTTTTGAAAAGTGGTGATGTGCTTTACGCAATAGCAAGTGCGGCAAATTCAGTAGATGTTGTTACATCCGTTGTCGATACAATAAGTGCATAGGTGAAAATATGAGTGGATATATAGGTCAAAATGGAGAACAGACTTCTTTTGAAGCGGTAATCCAACAAAGTGAAAATACAATACAACAGTCGGTTGAAATAGAGGCAACCAATAATGCAGTCAATGCAGGTCCAATTACGATTGGAGCTAGTGCTACTGTAACTGTCTCAGGAACATGGGTGATAGTATGAGTAAGTTACAAGTCGAAACAATTTCTCACACAAATAATACTACTGCACAAACTATTGACTCAACAGGAAGAATACTAACTCCTGCTAGACCTGCGTTTTTAGCTTATGATTCATCTTCTGGTTGGAGGGATTATACTGCTCATGGAGGAGCCGCAGATATGGTGTGGGGTGGTGAACGATTTGACATTGGTGGTAATTTTAATACATCCACGGGAAAATTTACTTGTCCAGTAGCAGGAATTTATTATTTTAATTGTTGGGCTTATGTGGCAACGAGTGTGCATAAAAATTACTTATACCTAACTAAAAATGGTAGTAGTGTACAATCACTACTGATGGATAATGATGGTGACAATGAAACAGCAGTAGTATCTGGTCTTGTTCAGTGTTCTGCAAATGACCTTATTCACATGAAATATCAGTGTGATACTGATGCTACTGGAAATGTATATTCAGGTGGTAGTGAACAATGGACTGGATTTGAAGGGTTTTTAATAGGATGAGGAAATCGATATGACAGCAGAAATAAGCCATTTTAAAAAAGTAAGAAACGCTAAATTAGCAGAGTCGGATTGGACACAAGCGGCAGATAGTCCTCTTTCAGACAGTAAAAAAGCTGAATGGAAAACATACAGACAAACTTTAAGGGATTTACCTAGTAAAGTTACACCTAAGTTTTTATCTAATAGTCCTCGTATTGACGAGTCTGACTTTCCAACAAAGCCGTCATAGGAGGAATAGATGTCAACAATTAAAGTAGATTCCGTTGTAAATAAAAGCGGAGATTCAGACTCAGGGTTGGACTTGGGTACTAATGATGTTGTGAAGGTGAACATTGCAGGAGCAGAAAAGGCTAGGGTGGATTCTGATGGCAGACTATTAATGGGCAAGACTGCTAATACTTTTGCTGATGTAGGTACTATGATAGCCCAAAATGGAGAAGTAAACCTTACTCGTGCAGGAGGTGTTCCACTATATATAAGACGAAACACTGATGATGGTGATATTTTAGTTTTTTATGGGGGTAGCGTTACTGCAGGGTCTATAGGCACTAACAATGGCGGTGATTTATACATAGGAAATGATGATTCTGGTCTTTTATTTGCAGGAGGTAGTGATGCAATTATACCTTGGGACCCATCTGGCCCTTCTTCAAGAGATAATGCTATTGATTTAGGTTTGTCTAGTCATAGATTTGATGACATTTACGCAACCAATAGCACAATCAATACATCTGACGAAAACGAAAAACAAAACATTGCCTCTTTCACAACAAAAGAATTAGCGGTAGCGACCAAACTATCTGCCTTGTTTAAGACATTTAAGTGGAAAGATAAGGTAACTGAAAAGGCTGATAAAGCTAGGACACATTCAGGTATTGTTGCACAACAAGTTAAGACTACGTTTGCTTCTGAAGGTTTAGATGCGACTAACTATGGATTGTTTATTAGCACTACTTGGAAAGATGATGATGGCAAAGAACAAACACGCATGGGTGTACGTTATCCTGAACTCTTTAGTTTTATCTTTGGTTCTATTGAAGCACGACTAACAGCACTGGAGGCAAAGTAATGGTTAGTGAAATCAAAGCAGACAAGTTACTAAATCAATCTGGTGACCAAGATAGTGGCATTGACCTCTCAACCAATGATGTTGTGAAAGTAAATATTGCAGGGTCGGAGAAGATGCGAGTACATTCTGATGGACTGGTTGGTATTGGGGAAAATTCACCGACTTCAGCCCTCCATGTAAAAGGCGGTGCAGGAGCGAACATAGCTATTCAATCTACGGCAGGTTCACACTGGAGAATAGGTGATGCAGTTGGTTCTTCTAATGGAAATTTAGTTGTTTATGATTATACTAACTCTGCGGCTCGTAGTATACTTTATCCCACTGGTAGAAACCAACAGTTTTCAAATTTAAGTGGACATGGACAAAAACATGAGAACACTCATTCGTCAGACCCCAGTATTTTGTGGTTACATATGTCTGGTACTGCCCCTGATAACAACTCTAACTATTTTGCATATTGTGGTGATAACGCAGTAGTAAGATGTATTATTTACAGTGACGGAGACCTTGTTAATCACGATAACTCGTATGGTTCAACTTCTGATGAAAGAATTAAACAAGACATCAAAGATGCTAACTCTCAGTGGGATGATATTAAAGCATTAAAAATTCGTAACTATAAAAAGAAAGATGATGTTGTTCAGTACAAGGATAAGGCTTGGGAGCAGATAGGTGTAATAGCTCAAGAACTTGAAGCATCAGGAATGGATAAGTTAATTAAAGAAGCTGACCCTTCTGAGGGTGATATTCGTTCTTCATCAGACTTTGGAACTTTATATGAAGATGGGGATACTATTCCAGATGGTAAAAAAGTTGGTGATGTTAAAGAAGTTAAATCTAAAGTTAAAAACGTAAAATATTCTGTACTCTATATGAAAGCAGTTAAGGCACTCCAAGAAGCAATGACTAGGATTGAAACTCTTGAAACTAAAGTAAAAGCACTGGAGGCTAAGTAATTGAGTAAGCCAACTCTAAACTCTCTTGATACACGCACAGCTAAACTTGAAACTGAAACCAGTATTCAATTCAGGGATTTGTTTAATCGTGTTAAGCGACTTGAATCTATCATGCTTGCTTCTACTGGTGCTACTCTCCTTTTATTAATAAGTATAGTTATACGGATGTAAGATGGACCCTCTTACTATAAGTGCGGCTATCTCAACTGCGACTGCCGCATTTGGGGGTATTAAAAAAGCGTTCATGGCAGGTAGAGAACTTGAGGCTATGACTCAAGATTTATCTAAATGGATGGGTGCTGTATCTGATGTAGCTAATATAGAGAAGAGAGCAAAGAATCCCTCTATGTTTACCAAAGTTTTTAATGGTCAGTCCATTGAGCAGGAAGCTATCGAAGCATTTGCGGCTAAGAAAAAACTTGACCAACAAAGAGATGAGCTTAAAACTTTCATTATGTTTACACACGGAACAAAAGCATGGGATGAGTTAATTCAAATGGAAGGACAAATCCGTAAGCGTAGACAAAAGGAAGTTTATGAAGCACAAGAGCGTAGGGAAAAAATTATATTCTGGACTATTGGCATCTGTACCTTTGGTATCGGCATTGCTATCCTCATTGGTTTTACTTATGGTCTCGTCCTGCTTGACAGACGCACATGAACATTACTACAGACCCACATTAGATAATGGTGGATATACTATATGTAGACTAAAGAAAGTTGAAAAAGTACATGAATCATTTAGAGGAAAAACAACAAGACAATATTGGTGCTTATACGAAGGAGCAAACAATAGTGGGGGAATCGAAATCATGGAGAGCATTGACGCTTGCCCTCGTCAAATCGTATGTCTCTACGAACCAAGAGAAAAAAGAATCACAGTTAAAGACTTATTAAACTCAATGAAGGAGGCTTTTAAATAATGGCTGAAGTTACAATGGAAAGATTCTTGAGGTGGAAAATACTTCCTCGCTTAATGATGATAGCAATTACTATCATGTGTTTTCAAGTTACTCTCTGGATGATGAGTTTAGAAAATCCTTCTATTGAGCAATCTGGTTTTTGTTCAGTAGTGTTTGGTTGCTTTAGTGCTTGCTTCTCTCTTTGGTTAGGGAGTGAAAAGAAATAATGCTTTGGGGTTATATACATTATTGGGAGTTGTGGCTTGTGTTAATGATAACTGCTAATACTACAATTAATTACATTCGCTTAAGAGTTGAAAGAAAAAAGAAACAATAGTATTATAAAATAAAAAGGAGATTGCTATGCCATCTGGGAAAGGAACTTACGGAAGTAAGAAAGGTAGACCACCTAAGAAGCCAATAAAAAAACCTAAATGATAGGTACACTACTTACATCAGTTAGTTCTCTAGCCTCTTCTTATCTTGAGGGTAAGACTGCTATTCAAAAAGCAGAAGCTACCATCAAGATGAAAGAAGCAACAGGAGAAATTGATTGGGATTTGGCGGCAATGAGAGCTAGTCAATCTTCTTGGAAAGATGAGTGGTTGACTGTACTTTTTTCTATACCTTTGGTATTATGTTTCTGTGGCGAGTGGGGTAGGCAGATAGTAACTGACGGCTTCCTTGCTCTCTCTGGGATGCCGACTTGGTATCAGGTAAGTTTGGGCAGTATTGTTGCGGCATCATTCGCCACACGAAGTGCTAAGAAATTTTTCAATCCAATAGGGAAAAAGAAATGACATTCAGATTATCAAGTAGAAGTATAGAAAGATTAGAAGGGGTTAACCCAGTTCTTGTAGATATAGTAAACCTAGCTATTACTAAGACTAAAGTAGATTTTGGAGTTTCATGTGGGGTAAGAACTTTGGATACTCAAAAGAAATTAGTTGAGTCTGGTAAATCTCAGACTATGAATAGTTATCACTTACTTCAAGATGATATGACAAGTTGGGCAGTGGACTTGGTTGCTTATGTAGATGGAGATGTGTGTTGGGAAGTAAATGTATATGATGATGTTGCTGATGCTATACAATCAGCATGTAAAGAAATAGATACAAAAGGTTTTCGTGTTAGATGGGGTGGTGCTTGGTCTGTGTCTGACTTAGCTAAGTGGGATAAGAGTATGGAAGAAGCATACCTATCATACATAGACTACAAGCGTAATTTAAAACAGAGACCTTTTTTTGATGGACCTCACTTTGAACTCAACAAGTGAAGCTCCTCTTCAGTTAAGTTTAGGCTTTGAAGAATGTGTAGACGAGATACCTTTTGAGTCTGCTCCTCCTGAACAATGGCTTTATCTTCTCTTTTGCGAAACAGTTGAGAACACGGAGAGCAGTAATACTTCTTGTTAGTTTTTATTACTGCTGACTCTCCACACCGAGAACACTTCCACTCATTAATTATAACTTGTTGCTTTTCCATTTAGTTTCCTTTTAAGTTTCTGTATCATCTTTTCTTTCTGAGAATTATCTTTCAATAATTTTTTAATCACAGAGTTCAAAGAATCTATCTCATATTTAATTGCTCTATCTACACCAGAATAAACGGAGTCCATTCTATCTGCTATATCTGTTATTCTTTTTTGTTTCTTTGCCATTTAGATTTCATCCTATCCCATTCCTCATTTAATATATCTACATGACGCTCAACCTCAGGGTTGTTAATACGCTCTCCGCATTTACATCTAATGTTTTTAAATTGTATGTGGCCTAGATGGTGCATCATTTTGCAATGAGGGCATTGGATTATTACCTTGCCCTTCTGGTCTTGCCCTTGAAATATTTTACTCATTATTCTTTACTAAGTTATCTATCCATCCTTGTATAGATTCAGGAGTCCAGACTATTCTTCTTTTGCCTATCTTTATTGGTTTAGGAAACATCCCTTCTTTCATTTGTAAATAAATAGTTCCACGAGCCAAGCCTGTTATATCTATAACTTCTTTAAAATCAAGAAAGTTAGACTTTGAATATTTAATATGTGAAGAGTAATGTTCATGCACTGCTATCAATTCTTCAAATTCATTTTGAAATCTTTCTTTAAACTTTTTGTTTGTAAATAAAGCATGCACCAAAGTAGATATTATATAATTGCTTTGCTTTTCTTCTGTATTAGTTTGCCAATACTTATCTTCATCCATATTAAATTTCCTCGTTTTTTTCTAATTTCCTCAGGAACTTTGGTCTGTCTGGAGGGAGTTTGATATACCTATATCTTTCATAACAGTTCCCTTCCAAACGACCATAGTTTAAATGCTTCACCATTTGTACACACAAGTCTTTATCCTCAAACTCTAGTGCTACAATCTGTAGACTAGAAGTTATAAGTACAGCAATGTATGTGATAAAGGTCATGGTTTGTTGGCAAGGTGGAGCGTTGGAGAGATACCACCTTGCCTATCTTTAGGGAGAAAGATTCAGAATGGTACGACATCATCATCATCTGCGTCAACCCTGCTATTAGTAAACTTAGCCGTTTCTTCTGCGGCTTGTTTAGGACTTATATATTCCTTCTTCTCCTCTATCTTCATTGAAAGAACTGTACCTCTAGCAGTTTCTTTTTGCCAACAAGCTATTCTCTTGTCTCCTCTATCTGTAGATATAGGACCACTATACTTTGGTGAGTTTTCGCTAGTAACATTGTTCTCGTATAACCTGCCAACCTTTGCATAGAGTTCCCTATGCTCGTTGCCATCAGGGTAAGTTTCTTTTACTAGGATAATTCTTTTATTAAAGCCTTCATCATCCCACTTACCTACACCAACAAGTTTAGTCTTATCAGGGTCTACAGTAAATATAGCGGCAGTATTTGTGTTATCATAATCTGACATTGTTTCTCCTTAAAATGGGTTGTCATTATTTTTCTTGTCGTCAGCGACATACTTGCTTCCATCTTGCTTGCCTAAGAAGATATCAGCATCACAACCAAGATGTGATAGTGCTTTAGTTAAAGCATCTGTCATTGCCATCTTGGCGGCTTCCTCGTTTGGTCTTTTCATACCATCAGACATAAGAGTTCTTGAACCTCCTACTGGTCCATAGCTAAACTTATTTGCCCAATCATAAATAGTAGCAGTCCACCATATTGTAACTTTAGCTATAACTACAACAGTTGTACCTGCCGTTGGATAATCATACTCTACTTCGTATCCCCAACCTTTACCTACTGGACCAAAAGTTTCTGTCATCTTTTTTATCTGGTATTGTGGGTCTATTGATGTAAACTTTCTTGCACCAAATGATACTGGCTTAAGAGACTTTGGGTCAGACTTACAAATCCTATTCCAATAGGTCATGTTCTCTTTAATTTCTAAAGACCTTTCTAAATCTACATCTTTAGGTTGTTTCTTTTTAACTTCACTCATCACTCTCTCCTTTAATTGTGATTCGGATTGCTCCTCGTTTATCTTTCTTGAGGCTTATCTTATCATTATAAACCTCTCTCTCTTGCTCACCAATAAGAGTTTTAATCTCTTTCTTGGTTGCCTCAAACTCTTTAGCTGAACTCTCTTGCTTTATATATTTAGCAGAGAGTTCGCTAAAGTAGTTGTTCCCATTCATATCTTTAGCCACTAGCTTATCTATAGCTATAGCATCTATCTTTTTCTCAGGTTCAAACTGCCCTTCTCTATCTTCTGGTTCTTTATCTTCTGTTACAAATTGCCAGAACTTAGAACATTCTGTTATTATTTCTTTCTGGTATTCATAGTCAGGTGCTACATGAACACACTCCCATCTATTGTTTCCAAATATGTTTGAGAAGTACATGCCATCTACTCTACTATGGGTATACCTTTCTCCCATTAAGTATAAATAGAATTGAAGTTGTGGCATATATCTAACAAGTTGCTTGTTCATTGTGTTGAACTGATGGGTATGCTTACACTCTATACCTGCATAATTGTTATCATCTGTATGTATAAGACCATCAACATGACCACGAAGGAAGCCAGATATAAACTCACAAAACTGTGAATCAAATGCAGATAACATTGTGTATGTTTTATAAAACCATTGTAAGTTAAATGGCTCAGACATAACTCCCATCTGTACTGCAAAGTTATCTGATAAATCTTCTGGTTCTACTCTGCCAGTTTTCTCTAGCCAAAGTTGGTGCCAGTCACCATTCATAATTCTAACGGCATCACTGCCGCCTAAGAAACCTTTACGTTCCATCTCTCTCTCCTTTGTTGTGTTAGGGTAGACCGAGCAAATGTTTTACACAGGCATGGTAAAATATAAATCTACCCTAACTATTTAAACTTCTATTGCATAAGTGCAACGAAGTCAATCTATTGATTTTGCAACCTGCTCAATTTTATTACGCAAAGCACATCTAAAATTATAAGAACTTCTAAATTGATTAACGAAATCTACAAGGTAAGGATAGTTGGGTGCTATCTCTGGTTTTGTAGGTATAATTTTAATGGCATAAGCTACACAATCAGCAGGAAATGTGCTTAAACTATCAGCTAATATCTCCAATCTCTTATGCCTTGACTTATTATCCTCGCCATAAGGGCGTTTTAAAAGGAATTGCAGGGCCGTGAGCTGTGCAAAAAGACTTTCCTTACGTTGAGGTACAAGAAATTGTTTAACAAGTCTCCATGCCTTAATTACAGCCTCCTTATTATTTGATTCAAACTTGATTGTGTTCTTAGTTGATAAGAACTTTGCTTTAGGTATAGAATCTAACTCCTCTTTGAGAAGCCTATCGTTCTCATAAGGTGGTCTAATAAATTCTTCCGTCATTTTAATTACGATATGATGTTGTTCAATAGCATCTATCATTGGTTCACTTATGCCACCTTCTTTTCTTATAGGTGTAACATTATTCCATTGTATCTTTTTCATTACTCTCTCCTTTATAATGTTTTTCAAGATATTGTTTATGAGACTCTAGTAAATCATTGGCAACATGATTGCCTAACTTTTTCCATAGTCTTTCGAATACATCCCCATCAATAATAAGGCAGGTCTTAGGCTTGCCTACTTTTCTTTTGAAGAAAGCTATGTCTCTTCCTTCAAGCACAGAGAACGCATTGGGGAAACTTGATGCGTCTCTGTACTTTATCTCTGTAATTAATTTCTCATCTAATATATCTACAACTAAGTCACCTGAATATTCACCACCTAGTGAGCCACTAAGTGGTTGTTTCTTAACAGAAAAACCTAATTCAGTTAGCCATTTGAGGAACCATCTTTCATGATAGCTCCCTTTTATTTTGCTTTTGCTTGGCATTAGTCTCTCTCCTTTTGCCTTTAGCTAATTGTCTAATAGCTTTGTCTACTTTCATTGCAGTAGAATACCTTAACTCTGTTCCTCTTAAACTTCTGTAATAGGTAGAGTAAGGTATCCCTGCAAATTCAAATGCCTCAGGTAACGGCACTCCTCTCGCTTTGGAATTGATTATTAGACTGTCCAGATATGTTTGCATACTCTTCTTCTACACTATCGTCTTGCACATTTGCAAGTGTATTATGCAATGCCTTGATAGTATCTCTTCCACGCTCTGTTAAATCTATAACATCTTTGAAGAAGGTTGGGCATCTCTTCGCAGTAATAAGCTCTCTTCTTTTAAGAATAGTTAAACAACTATTAACAATAGGATGCTCCATGTTAAGAGACTCCATAATAGTATGGACATTAGCTTGCCTCATTTTATTCTGAAGAACTGCTATACATACAAGAACCATCTTTGAGTTATGACTTAGCTTGTCTAATAATTCCATTTTATATTTAGGATATATATCAACCATCATATTAAATCCCATCTCTTAGGCTATCAATAATATCGTCATCATTGAAAGCAGGTTGTGTTGTTTTAATATCAAACTTAACATGAACTTGTTTGTTCTGTATTGTAGATATATTAAAAGCCAGGTTATATTTCTCTGACATTTCTTCAATAGCCATTAAGATTTCTCTTATGCTTCTTGATTCTGTACTCATGATTCCTCTCCTTCATTAAAGTAACTATATTTACGACTCCGAGTTTGGAAGAACCCTTCATACTGAGGGAACTCATCCATAAACTTACGAGCATAATGACTAATCCATCCGTCATTTAGTTTATAATCTGCTCCATCTTCTCCGATTGCTGTATCCCATCTCATTCTATGAAACACAGCTTTGGCTGAGAAGTAATCTCGTTTGGAAGCTACTTGCATAGTATACTTAATAAAGCCTTCCCATATATGAGGGTTATCTCTATGATACCTTACAAAATTTTCTTGTGTATATTCTCCACTAGGTTTCATACTTCATCCCCTTTGCATTTAATAAAGTATCTTCTATACCTTTAGCAATCTCTGCTTGGATACTCATAGATACTTCCCATGCTTTGCTACCTTCAATAAAGAACTCTGCTTGTGCGATTGGGTTTTCTTTATAAAGTATTTCTGATGCAGTCATAATAGATTGGGGGTCGCTAAACAAATGGCCTAACTTATTGCCAAGTTCTTCTGGACTAAACTTTCTTGTAAATTCTACACTCATTCTATCTCTCCTTCTATATCTATAAGTAAATTAAGTTTAAGTTGGTTGTTATCCTCTTCAAATGTATAGCTCCATTCTTTCATAAAAGGATTGTGTTCACCTATCTGATTGTCTAACCAGTTATCTAGCCTATCCATAAACTGTAGCTTTCTGATTTCATTAGCCCTAGATATCATTGCTCTCTCCTTTTGCATGGCTTGGTGTCATGTAGAGGGAAGCACAGATAAGCCATGACACAAAACTCCATGCTTCCCTCGTCTTAATAAGAAGATAATGAAACCATACAAAACTCCTGAGGAGCTTTACATGTACTATAAGGGATTCCATTATCTCCTTAACTCTTATGCGTATGCTAACGCATCCTTTAACTGCTCAACTTTTAGATGCCTAGTAGTCGCATCATTTAATCTACCTACAACAGTTTCGTTTCGCTTCCTGTCATTCTCTCCCTTAGGTGTATGGGTAGCCCAATGTGTAGCTGTGTTATAGGTAGCCCATTGATTGCCGCCTAGCATTGCTCTTTCTTTTTGCAACTGACCACAAACAATTTCTAATTGAACATCATTTGTTTTAGGATTGCCTGATTTGGTTGGCATCCTACACAAATAACGCTCAAGTAATTCTTTAGCTGTTGTCTCATCTTGTTTAGATTCAATCATTCTCTTATATGTATCTTCACTATTAACAAATGTTTCCATAGCCATCTTTAGTTTCTCAGATGTATCAGCAACAGAAGCAGATATAGTATGCTTGATTATATTCTCACTCAACCTCATGCCGTGTGTCATAGTATTGAGACAGAAGATTCTCTTTCCTTCCCCTGCCATTGCTAACTTCCATGTTCCATCATAAGAATTTCTAAAGTCTATAGTGTATCCAATGACATCACCAATCTGAGGTTCAATAGTTACATCATCAAAGTATATCTGACCTCTTAGTTTCCTGCCTTCTTCAAACACTTCTATTGTTGTATATGTTTTTCCACAGTCTAACTTCTCTACTGTTTCAAGTACACTATCTACAACAGACTCATGTTTAACAGGTACATATTTAGATTTATGAATACCAAGTGTCATGCCATTATCTTTTCTGACTAATGCCCTGCCCAATCTAGTTGGTATAGGTACACCATCAGCAGATAATTCTTTCCACTCATATCCAAAGTTATAGTCTGAACTATCACAAACATTCTCAGCTTGAAGTAGTTTCTTATTGTAGACTGACCAATTAAAAGTTCCATCCATTTTCTCTCTCCTTTTAATGAATATATTTATTGCACTTATGCAACCTATCAAATCATATAAGCACAATAATTGCAAGGTGTTTAAGCGAAGCGTGCCTTGCAATTCTTTTGCGTTATGATTGATAGATTTATTCGTAGGTTAATTAATACCTATTTATTTACCTACACTCTGTGTCCGTTTTAATACTTATTTATTCGGACACAAGAAGTTGCAAGGAGATAGTTAGTACAATATCTATCTTAGCTAATGGGAAAGTCTAAGACGTATTGAGAACGCCACAAATCTCCTTGCTCCTTATCCCCTTCGTCAAGGGAATCCTGATAGTTCCTAAACCCCTTAGTTTAAGAACCTTTATTCGTGTGCTGTTGTAAGAAGATAATGAGGCCATACAAACTACGTTGTAGATTTATATGTATGGTACTTTCATTATCTCCTTACTTTATTTGGTTAAGATAACAGCACAAACCCTAACCAAATTCCTAATGTAAATACTCCTAGATATAACACCCCTTCAAACAGCCACCATATCTTTCCGTCTGTTGAGAAATCAATCATTGGTTTTCTTAACTTCTGCTTTACAATTATCTTTCGTCTTTCATTTATAAAATCATTGAGTTCTGATTTAGGAATCAATTCTTCATTCATCTTATTTTACTCCAATCATTTAGTTGTTCAGGTCTATGTACTCTAGCCTATTTACCGCCATACTCTAACACCCCTGTTCTTAGGCGGTGTTCCATTTTAACCCCCCTCACTCCTCTCATGCTAGGGGAAGGTGTGATTCGATAGATACCACAGACATCAGCCTACGGCTGACGTACACCTTTGACTACGAGCGTATCCACTCGCAGACAAAGATGTTCTGGAGAGTGACTAGCACCCTCCAGAATTGGTTGACTTTACTTCGGGCTAAGAGGTTGTCTGTTAAACCTACTAGCGTACTCATTAAAGTCTGAGTTCGTAGAGACTGGGCGTGGTTTCTTCTTACCATGGACATAATCCTCACCTGACTCTTTCTTGTAGATTTCCATTGCCGACTCTAGAAGAGCCTTCAGGTCAGCTACTGTATCTGCCTTCTCTGCCCTGCGAGTGAAGAGAGATTCAAGCCTCATTGACGCTTCACCTGCCTCTATGCAACGCTCTTCTTCCTGAAGTAAATCGGATTCAACTCTGTCATGCTGTTCTTGGAAGAACGCAAGTTTAGTGTGAAATCCATAACAGATTGACTCTACAGTTCGGATTCGACCCCAAGGGTCACGAACGGAATTTGCAAGAGTTTCGAGTGTTTTTGTAAGATTGGGCATGATGCCCTCCTTTCTTTGCTGTTAAATTGTGTAGCACCAATAGCAGGAGAAAAGAAAACCAAGTCCACAAGAATTGCGGAGGGTCCGCTCGCTCTTGCTCGCGAGTGGAAGCCGTCATTCTTGTTGACATGGTTTTGCTCCTGCTATGGTGAGGAGCAATTTAACAACTGCAAAGGAAGGAAGGTAGCGTGACCAGTCTTGCACAAAACATGAGGAACTCGCAGTCAAATTTCGTTCGTGAGCATTGGGCTTACAGTCGAATTACCTTCCGAACTACTGGTAGATGTCATCTGTTATGGGTTTCGCACTAAAGTTGCATGCTGTTCTTCCACAGCATGGCAGAGGTGGAGCTGATTTGCTACTTTCAGGAAAAGAGTGGGGTTTAGAGGTAGGTGGAGCGTCATCTACCATGAGGCTGAATCTCTCCAGAACCGCAGGTCAGATAAGGCTACAGTAGCAGACCTGATGCTCTGTGTCGGGAATGGGAATCTGCACGAGAGATTCAGGTGTTGTTCATGGTAAGATGACACCTCCACAGTCTCCGTACTCAACTTTATGGGCGATAGTAGAATTAACACCTTGACATGCCTCTTTGACCGAGCGTAAAGTCCATTCTGGAGGTGCTAGCATGAACCAGAACAACAGAAGTTTGACAGAAAAGCAGGTGGCATTAGTGGATACGCTCGTATCAAAGGCATGCACGATTAAAGAAGCCTCTCAGATTGCAGGATATGCAGAAGGTGAAAGCGGTAGAGTCAGTGCCAGTAAGGCTCTGAAGCAACCACATGTACAGAGTTACCTCCTGCAATCTGTGGCTAACTCTTTAAGCATGCATGCTACGTCAGCCGTACAAAAGATAGTCTCCTTGTCAGGTGATGCAAGAAGTGAATACGTACAGCTAGAGGCAAGCAAGGACATCCTTGATAGGGTTGGCTTGAAGAGTCCTGACAAGCAAGTTCATCTTCATACGGCTGATGTCAAGGTGTCTATTGACCTCAGCTAACCTTCCCCTTCGACTTAGCCTGAGCTTGTTGCCTGACTTACAGCTCCGCTGTAATCTGAGCAAAAGCTCACTAAGTCAACCGCACATACGGAGTATGGGGGGTCAAAACTGTTACCGCCATTCCCTGTGAAGGTCTATCACTAACAATTTTAGAGGAAAAAAGCTCAATGCAACATATCATTAATTTATTTAGAAAGATAAAGTCGTTGTTCAAGAGAAACATTGACAAACCTTCTACACCTCCTGTAACAATAAAAAGAGTTAAGAAGAAGAAACCGAGTAAATCGTAAACGGCTGTGCGTCACTAAGTGGTAGCATAGCAAACAAGGAGCAAATAAAATGGTGGCACCATTAATAGTAGCAATAAGAATAGGTATGCTTGTCTACAAAGTAGCACGCTCACCTGCGGCTCAACTTTTAGCTAAACAAGCTATTAGAAAAGGAGCAAGTATTGTTAAGAACATTAGCAAGACTAACAAATCAAAAGTAAAAAACTTAACTACCAGTGTTGTTAAAAACATAGGTAAAACTAAGAAGGCAGTTAAGGATGTAGCACCTAAAGGAAAAGGGCAAGGTCAGAAAGTTAAGGATATAGTAAAGCAAAGAAAAGCTAAAGCTAGTAACCTTGACAAGCCTCCTTCACAGCTTACTCAAAAGCAACGAGAAGTTATTTCCAATATTAATCAAGGTAAGAATGTTAGCTCCCAACAAGTAAACAATCTTTTAAGTAGATTTAAGATTGACCCTAAGGCAGTAGTTTCAAAGGGGAAAGGCCCTAAGGTTAAGGTAAAAAAGGGTAAGAGTTCTACGTTGTTAAAATCTCCTAAACTTAAACAGAATGTTGGTAGGTCTGTGAATAGAAGTAAGGTAGACCCAACAATTCAGGCAATGAAACGAATAGGATTAACAGCCGCAGGTATAGGAACTGTTCTTGCTATTAATGAGGTTGGCGATAGGATTAGGGAAAACAAAAGACCTAAAACACTTACTGATGTAACTGGAGCTGTTAGAAAGCAAGAGCCTGTTGGTAAAGGTAGACTAGCAGGTAGAGTTCCTTCTGATGATAAAGGCACTAGAGGAGAACTTCCTAGTTCTCAACTTGGTGCTAGAGTTACTACAAGAAGAGGTGGTGCAGGTGACAATCCAAACAAACCTAAATCCCCATCAGCTTCAAGTAGATTCCGAGATGCAGATAGAGGCTCTATGAAGAAGCTGTCTGATAAAAAATTATCAGATGCTAGGAAAAGACTTAGAGATGCGGATAAATCTACTACTACTTCTACACCTACTAAAGCAGATAAGAGTTCAGGAGGTAAAGGTCCTTCAGGTTCTTCATTCGGAAGTTTTAAGGAAGCCTTTAAGCATTACAATTCTTTAAAGAACAAACCTTCAACATTTAATTACAAAGGTAAGAGCTATGCTAATGTAACTAAAGACCAGTTAACAAAGTCTGGACATAAAACACTTAGGTCCTACTTAAATGCTAAAGGTAAACCTGCAAGCAGTTCTAATTCAGATGCAGGTAAGCAGAATAAATTAGTAGGTGGTAAAGGTTGGGGTTTAACTAAAGAAGCACAAAGTAAACTACCTAAGTCTCTACAAAAACTAGGCGTTGGCCAAACTAAAAAGACTGTTACTCTCTTTGGCAAGAAGTTTAATTTTGAAGCTCCCGACCCAAAAAAGAGACGAAAGGCTTGGCATGGTGGTTGGGTTTATGACTAGGTTAAAATAAATGTCCTTTCTCCACAAACTCTCTCCTGAGGAAAGGCGAATCCTTAGGGTGGTAATTAAGACTGTTCACCTTAAACACTACCCTAAGGACTTCATCACAGACTACGAAGCAGACAAGTTAATGGCTGTTATAGCACCAGAAACATTGGAACACTTAAAGAAAACTGGAAAAGATTTTGGAGTGGTAGACCTATGAAAGATACAATGGTATTGCGTGGCATGAGTGATGAGATGCTTAGTCGCTACAATGATAAAATATTAAAGGCACTAGAGGGAAGTCCTTCTGATAAAAATTTAATAAGAATTGAAAATTTTATAATGAAAGAGTTCAAAAGACGAGGCATGTAACTGTGGAACATGTGGAACATGTGGAACATTATTAGATGTATGGACCTATCAACCTTATCAACCCTATCAACTACCCCTGATATATGTGATATATGACAACTTTTAAATACAAACCAGATGGACAAGTCTTAAAAGACTTTATGAAAGACAGTAGTTTCTTTCGTGGTATTCGTGGCCCTGTTGGTTCTGGCAAGTCTGTTGCCTGTTGTGTGGAAGTATTTAGAAGAGCCTTAGAACAAAAGCCTAATGATGATGGTGTGAAGCGAAGTAGATGGGCAGTCATCAGAAATACAAACCCACAACTTAGAACTACTACAATTAAGACTTGGTTGGATTGGTTTCCAGAAGATGTGTGGGGTAGGTTTCATTGGTCAGTTCCCTACACCCACCACATCAAAAGAAATGATTTAGATATTGAAGTTATCTTCTTAGCTCTTGATAGGCCAGAAGATGTGAAGAAACTACTCTCCCTTGAATTAACAGGGGTGTGGGTAAATGAAGCCAGAGAAATTCCAAAGAGCATTATTGATGCTGTGACAATGAGATGTGGAAGATTTCCTTCTATGCGAGAAGGTGGACCTAGTTGGTCTGGTGTTATCTGTGATACTAACGCTCCTGAGGAGGACCATTGGTGGGCGATTATGGCAGGTGATGTTCCCATACCAGACCACATTCCTAGAGAACAGGCGACCATGTTGATAAAGCCTGATAACTGGAACTTTTATACACAACCTCCTGCAATGATAGAAAAGAAGGGTGAGGATGGTATAATCGAAAGTTATACAATGAATAAGAAAGCAGAGAATAAATCTAATATTCTTGGAACTTATTATACGAATCTTATTAGAGGAAAGACTAAGAACTGGATAGATGTGTATGTTATGAACAGATTGGGATTAATACAGGAAGGCAAGCCTGTATATCCTGACTTCTATTCAGAAACCCATATAGCTAAAGAAGAAATACCTATTGCTATTGGAGTGCCTTTATATATTGGTATTGACTTTGGACTTACTCCTTCTGCTGTATTTGGACAGAAGGTAAGAGGCAGATGGTTAATACAAACAGAGATAGTAGCTATTGATATGGGTATAGTTCGGTTCGCTGAATTATTACGACAAGAGATAGCTACACGATTTGGGAACTTGGATGTCTTTATTTATGGCGACCCTGCTGGTGACTTTAGAGCGCAAACTGATGAATCAACACCATTCCAAATATTAAGGGGTGCAGGATTAAGAGCGTCACCTGCTCCAAGTAATAGTGTGGATTTAAGATTGGAGTCCGTATCTTCTCAACTAAATAAAATGTCAGAAGGTCTTTCTGCTTTTCTTGTAGATAGAAGATGTCCTACGTTAATTAAGGGTTTTGAAGGTGGTTATGCCTACAGGAAGTTACAGGTAAGTGGTGAACGATATGACACAAAGCCTGATAAGAATATGTATTCTCATGTGCATGATGCTCTACAATATTTGATGCTAGGAGCAGGGGAAGGGCGAAAACTTATGTCTGGACAGAAACCAGTTTCTGCTTTTCATGCAAGAAAAGGCTTTGATATTTTCGCAAGAAAGCCTATACAGAAAATAAGAAGTTCAATTTGGTCACGAATGTAGGAGGACAAAATGTGTTTTGGAGCAAGACGACCACCACCTGTTAAAGATGAAATAACTACAGCACAGGCAGATGCTATAAAAGAAGCTGAAGAAGAAAAGATTGAAAGACGACAAGAAGCCTTAGAAGAAAATATGGAGGCTCCAGTTACTACAAGTTTCACTGGTGTGGATGGTAAAAAGATAAAAAGAAAAAGAAGAGGTAGAGGTTCTCTACTTACAAGTGGAAGTGGTGGTATGGGATTTAGCAAAGGCTTATCCTACTTTAATTAATAAAAGGTAATCTCATGGACTATGAAATGAAAAAGGCAGGTTCTGGTACTGAACTTGCGTCTTTGTATTTGAAAAGATACGAGAAGGCAAAGACAATAAGGCAGAAATGGGAAGGTCTTTTCCAAGAGTGTTATGAGTATGCACTTCCTATGAGGGAAACCTTTTATTCTCAAAGCGTAGGCGAAAGAAGAGATGATAAGATATTTGATGAGACTGCTGTTGTAGGTGTTCAAGAATTTGCTTCAAGGCTACAGTCTGGTTTAGTTCCTAACTTTGCAAGATGGGCTGACTTTACTTCAGGTAGTGAAATACCTCCCGAACAAAGAGATGGGATTAATAATGAGTTAGATGAAGTAACAGACTATGTATTTGAAGTTCTTCAAAACTCTAACTTCTCTCAAGAAGTCCATGAAAGTTTTATGGATTTAGCTGTAGGTACTGGTGTTCTTCATGTTTCAGAAGGAGATGCTATTCACCCTGTTAAGTTCTCAGCGTTACCATTGCCTCATGTTGTATTAGATGTAGGTCCAGATGATAGTGTTGACCATGTGTATAGAGAGAGAAATATAAGATATTCTGAAATTCCAGTTGTTTATCCTAAAGCCAAATTGCCAAATGAAATAACAGAGGCAATAGAAAAGAATCCAGAAGGAAAGACAAAGATACTTGAAGTAGTCTGTCGTAACTATACTAAGCCTAATCAAGATGCTTATTATTATCTTGCTATAGATTGTACTAGCAAAACAATAATTAAGAAGGATGACCTTAATGGTACTGGTTCAAATCCTTTTGTATGTTTCCGTTGGTCTAAATGTGCAGGTGAAGTTTATGGGCGAGGTCCTCTTATCAACGCATTAAGTGCGATTAAAACTACCAACCTCACAATTCAATTAATTCTTGAAAATGCACAGATGGCTATATCTGGAATATACCAGATGGATGATGATGGGGTTATAAACCCTGATACTATAAATTTAGTTCCTGGCACTGTTATACCTAAAGCACCTCAGTCAGCAGGATTGCAACCAGTTAAAGCCGCAGGTTCTTTTGATGTGGGTAATCTTATACTTTCAGATATGAGATTAAATATAAAGAAAGCATTGTATAATGATATGCTTGGTAATCCAGATAGAACTCCTGCTTCAGCTACGGAAGTTGCTGAAAGAATGGCTGACCTATCAAGACGTATTGGTTCTGCGTTTGGAAGATTGCAAGCAGAATTAGTTCAGCCAGTATTGCAGAGGGTTGTTTATATATTAAAGAAACAAGGCAGAATAAATATACCTACAATTAATGGTAGACAAGTTAAGGTACGTTCCGTTTCTCCATTAAGTCAGGCACAATCTAATCAAGATATAACTTCTATTGCTAGATGGTTAGAGCTTATTCAAAGTAGATTTGGGCCTGAGATGGTAAACTTACTTATTAATTCTGAAGAGACAGCCGCACACCTTGCTAAGAAGTTTGGTGTTCCTGATACTCTTATTAGGGATATGGAAGAACGAAAGCAGTTAGTAGCTATGGCACAGCAGTTGGCACAGCAACAACAGCAAATGCAAATGCAGATGCAAGCACAGGCACAACCACAAGGAGAGCCTCAAGTTGAGCAAGGACAACCAAACTAATATTGGTTTAGATGGATACCCTAGAAAACCAGAAGAAGATGAAAGAATAAGCATGGATATTGCCGCTTTATTTTCTACACCAAGTGGACAACAAGTAAGACAGTATCTTAAAAGCATTACCATTGAAGCTGTTCATGGCCCTGCTGTAACAGACGAAGTGTTGCGTCATGCAGAAGGTCAAAGGTATATTGTTGGCTTAATCGACAGAAGAATCAATCATGCAAGTAGGATAAAACAAAATGGCTGAAGAAATGGAAGATAATGTTTCACGTGAAACATCTGAAGAAGAGAGAGACTTTGTAGTAGCAGAAGATAACCAATCTGAAATTAGACCTGAATGGTTGCCTGAAAAATTTAAAACTGCTGAAGATTTTGCTAAATCTTATTCTAGCTTAGAAAGAAAACTAAGCGAAGGTGAAGAAGGATTTCGTGAAAAGTTTTTAGAAGAAATGAATGAATCTGTTGCTGAAGGTGTTCCTGAAAGTGCTGATGATTATTTATTGCCAGACGGCATTGATGAAACATTAGCACCTGATAATGAACTATTAAACTGGTGGGCAAACCATTCTCATTCAAATAATTACACCCAAGACGAATTTGAAGAAGGCATAAATATGTATAGAGATGCTATTGAAAATGCAGTCGGAGGTGAGGAAATAGATTCTGAAGCTGAAATGGAAGCATTGGGAGATAATGCACCAGAAAGACTTGAAGCAGTTCGATTGTTTTCAGAACAGTTTTTTACAGAAGAAGAGTTTGGTGAAATAGCAGAGCTTTGTTCTACAGCACAAGGAGTTAGTGCAGTTGAACGTATGATAGATGCCTTACAAGAATCTGGTAATATTGATTCACAACCTACTCATACTCTTGATGAAGATACATTGCGTCAAATGATGAAGGATGAAAGGTATTGGAAGCAAGGTCAGCGTGACCCTAACTTTGTGAAAGAAGTAGATGAAGGGTTTGAAATCCTCTACAATAGAAACTCTTAATTTAAAGGAGGGCGATTTAATTCTTCGCCCTTCTAAGATGAGAGATGTTATGCCTATCTATGAGAATATGCGTATTCAAGATATGCGTGAATGTTATATGTGTGGGGTTGAGCCACTTAAAGCATTAATGATTTCCTTTAATGATGAAGATGCTTATGGGTTTACTATCTTAAAAGATGATATTCCTATTGCAATGTGTGGTATTACTCCCCATATAACAGAAAGAAATGTAGGTCAGATATGGCTTCTTGGAACTAAAGATATAGAGAAGGTTCAGTATTCTTTTTACAAACATAGTCGAAAAGTAATGAGAATGATGCTTGAATCATTTGATATTGTTGAGAATTACATACCTAAATTCCATAGAAAATCTATAGATTGGATACAATGGTTAGGGTTTGAGCTAGATAATTACACATATTTTCACAATGAATACGAGTTTTTGCGATTTTTTCATTGCAATGTGAAAGAAAATAGTTTTTATAATACCGAGTCAAGACCCACAATGCACTGATAGACCCTTAGGGACAATCTAATTGAAGTGACAAAATGGATAATCGTTAGACGTTGAAACATTAACTTTAACTAACGAGGTGTTATAATGGCGAATAGTATAAGTACAGCCTTTATTAAGCAGTTCGAGTCCGAAGTACACATGGCTTATCAGCGTATGGGTTCTAAATTAAGAAATACTGTACGAACTGTAAGCAATGTTTCTGGTAGCGTAGTACGCTTTCAGAAAATCGGAACTGGTTCTGCATCTACAAAGTCCAGAAATGGCAACGTAACTCCAATGGAATTAGCACACACCACAGTAGAAGCCACTATGGCAGACTACTATGCGGCTGAATACATTGATAAGTTAGACGAATTGAAAACCAACATTAATGAACGTCAAGCTGTAGCACAATCTGCGGCGGCGGCTCTAGGTCGTAAGACTGACGAACTACTTATTACTGCTATGGATGCAGGTGCTAGTGGTACTCAGATACATGACACAAGTTCTGCTCTTGAAAAAGCTGACTTGCTTTCATTGTTTGAGACTGTGGGTACTGCTGATATGCCAGAAGATGGTGGTCGTTATCTTGCAATGCACCCAAAAGGTTTTGCAGATTTGTTTGCTATCAATGAGTTTGCAAGTGCTGATTATGTTGGTCCTGCTAACCTGCCGTATGCAGGTGGTATCACAATGAAAGAGTTCTTGAGTTTCAAAGTATTCTCAACTTCTGCTGTGACCGCAGGTAAGAACATGGCTTATCATACGTCTGCTGTAGGTTTAGGAGTAGGTAAAGATGTATCTACAGAAGTAAACTATGTAGCAGAAAAAGTCTCACATTTAACCACATCAATGATGTCAATGGGTGCCGCCGTTATAGACGCAAATGGTATCTATGAAGTCCTTGATAATAACTAATAAGGAGATTTGATATGGCTTATGGTTCAGCTGGATTAACTCGCATGGCAGGAGGTGGTGGTCATAACATTTGGTTTTATGATTCAACAGACGCTTTAACTGCTGTTCGTGTGTCAGGTTATTTTAATGATGCCGCAGGAATGATGAATGTTGGTGACGTAATTTTCGTTTACGATAGTGACGCTCCAACTATGGGCATCTCTGTCGTGCTGTCTAATACTGGCTCTGTCGTTGACATTGCTGATGGTACAGCATTAACAGTTTCTGACTCAGACTAAGGAATAGGGGGAGCAATCCCCCTACACCAACATGGTAGATAGTACACATTCAGATAGTGCCGTAGACCTCTGCTCAAGGGGTCTTATTTTAATTGGTGCAGAACCAATTACATCTTTTGCAGATGGAACAACTGAAGCTCTTGTTGCTGTTAATATGTACGAAGATATTGTTAGGTCTGCCCTTGTTAATACAAGGTGGAGATTTGCTACCAACCAAACACAGCTTAATCTATTAACAGACGCACCAACAGGAAGGTATGATAATGCTTATCAGTTACCAACTGATAGCCTTATGGTTCATGCACTTACTGTAAATGATAATGTTATAGCTTATCAGCTATATGGAGATATGGCTTATGCGGATACTGCTGATTCTGATACTGTAATATGTGACTACACATACAGAGCATCAGAACAAAACTTTCCTCCTCATTTCAATATTGCTGTTATCTATTCTTTAGCTAATGTTTTTGCTGTATCTGTAGCTAGAGATGCAGGTCTTGGAGAACAAATGGCTGTCTTAGCAAACAATGCAATGCTTAAAGCCAGAAGCGTAGACTCACAACAGCAAACAACTAGAACACTTACTCAAACGAGGTTTCTTACTGAAAGGCGAAGCTAATGAGAAAAGTGAAAATTCCTATTAGTAACTTTCAATTTGGTGAAGTAAGTCCTTCTTTAATATCAAGAACTGATTCGGCTGTATACGCACAGTCTGCACAAAAGGTAGAGAATTTATTCTTGCGAGCAGAAGGTGGTGTTATTAAACGAGCAGGATTAGAACATATTTATGAATTTGATACTACATTTGAGGAAGCATCTTTTACTATTACTGTTTCCGATTATGCCAATATAATTGTAGGTTCAAGAATTAGGTTTTATAAAGGTGATGGCACATTAATTACCCTTGAGTTTGAAACGGCAGGTGGTTCTTCTCCAAGTTCTTCATCAGGAAATACACATTACGTTAGAGCAAATACAGATAACAATACAACGGCTGATAATATTTATACGGCTATTAATGCTATAAGTGGATTTACAGTAGCTAATCCTTCTGCGGCTGTTGTTACAGTTACAAGAGATGACCCTTATCATGGTAAAAATCTTGCGGTTACATCTACTGATACTACTAGATTAACTGTTACAAACTTCGGAACTACAAGTACACAGCAACATAGGTTAGTTCCTTTTGTATTTTCAGATGATGAAAGATATATTGTTTCTCTTGAGAACTTAAAGATAAGAGTTTTTTATATTAACCCTACTACAAACGCAGTATCTTTAGTGTCTACAGTAACACAAGATGTAGATAGTGCGGCACTTCCTATAACTAATACAAATATCCATGAACTTACATACGCACAAGCAGGTGACACAATGTTTTTATGTCATCAAACATTTGCTCCTATGATGCTTGTTCGTACAAGTTTAAGTACATTCCAAGTAGATAACTTTTCTTTTGATGGAAATTCAGCAGGAACATTAATACATCAACCTTATCATTCATTCCAAAGTACAGGAGTTACATTAAATCCTAATGCTACTTCTGGAAGCAGTAAGACAATAGTAACAAGTGCTAATTATTTTGATGTTACAGGTTCTAGTAATGGTTCTGAATATCCTGATTCTTTGCATAAAAATATTACTCTTAGATACAGTAGTGCTGAAATTAAAATTACAAGCGTCCAATCTGCGACATCAGCAACAGCAACTATATATGGAACACTAAAGAAAAGATTAGAGATAGATTCTTTTAGAACTACAGAAGGGGTAGCGACCATTCTGGTTACACAGGCAAATCATGGGTTTAGTGCTAGTGATGCTATTACTATTGCTAATGCTTCAGCAGTAGGAGGTATAGCTAGAACTAATATAAATGGTTCTCGTACAGTAGGTGAAGTGGTAAATGAAAATCAATATACCTTTGATGCGGCGGCTAATGCAACTTCTGCTTCAGCAGGAGGTGGAACTCCTACAGTAGAAACTCATGCGGCAAACATAGAATGGAGTGAACAATCCTTTTCTGCATTAAGAGGGTATCCTGCGGCGGTTGCCTTTCATCAAAATAGATTGTGGTTTGGTGGTACTGCTTCTCAACCAGATGGAATGTGGGGGAGTAAGACAGGAGTTTATTTTAATTTTGATGTTGGTGATGCAGATGATAATGATGCCTTAGATTTAACAGCGAGTATTGGTGAGATTAACAGCATAAGGCACATGGTATCAAACAGAGATTTACAAATCTTTACCTCTACTTCTGAGATGACTATACCTTCTTTTTCCGAAAGACCTACTACACCTGCAAATGCACAGATAAAAAGAGAAACTCCGTTTGGTGCTTCTCATGTTAGACCTCAGGTTTTTGATGGTGCTACAATATATGTTCAATCGTCAGGTGATATTATTAGAGAGTTTCTATTTACTGATTCAGAAGATGCTTATACTGCACAGGCAATTTCTATGCTTTCTTCCCATTTAATTAAGCAACCAATACAGATGACTACTCTTACTGGTGCTATAGATAGGGCAGAAAGCTATATCTTTGTGGTAGATGCAGATGGAACAATGTCTGTATTTAATTCTAATCGTATGGAAAAAAGAGCAGGTTGGTCACAGTTTACAATGCAAGGTTCTTTTCATTCAATATGCACAATAGATACTAGAGTATATGTTGTTGTTGCTGTAGATAAAGGAGCAGGTACAAGTAAGTATGTACTTTGTGAATTTAATAGCGAAAAGAATACAGACTTATCTACTGTATTTACAGGAAGTGCAGGAGTGTTTAGTGTTTCTTCTGATTTCGATAATGGTGCTATTCTTGATGTTATTTCTGGCACAGATTATCTTGGTAAGTTTACTGTTAGTGGTGGCAATATTGATGTATCTGCTGTAGATAATTCTTTAATCTCTGCTGAAATTGGTTTGTCTTTTGATGTTAATTTAAAAACTAATCCTATTGATGCTGTGGTTGGTGATGGTCCTTTAACTGGAGAGCCGAGAAGTATAACTAAAGTTACCCTTGATTTGAACAGTACTTTATCTGTATCAGTTAATTCTAAAGATTTAATTATTAGACAGGTAACAGATGACTTGAGTTTACCTAGAACTGCGGTTACTGGTAAGAAGGAATTTAGATTATTGGGATATAGCAAAGACCCACAGGTATCTATTAGCCAATCTGCACCATTACCATTGCAGGTTAATAGCATAATAGCGGAGGTTTCGTTTTAGATGTTTAATTTTTTAGCAGGTATTAATCCTATACTTGGTCTTGCAGGTACACTTTTTAGTGCCAAGCAGACTATAGATGCAGGTCGTGAACAGCAAGCACAGTATGATAGGGAATCAAAGGAATATAAACAGGCACAGCAATCTAATACTTTGGAAGCGGCAGACAATCATTTAAGAAGGTTAGCTGATTTACAAAGTGTAATTGATACTAACATAGCTATCTCAGCTATATTGGGAAGAGATGCGAGTGATAGGTCCTTAAAGGCATTAAAAGAAAAAACAAAAAGAATGGCTGAAGAAGATATGAATATCTCAGATTTTCAATACTTTGTTCAAGGTCAGAGATATGGAGACTTAGCAAGAGAGTCTACACGAAAAGGTATTGCCGCTAGGCAAGCCTCAAATATGCAAGCTATGTCTACTGTCTTTAACGGACTAACAAACTTTTCTAAGGTAAGATAATGGTTGAGCTTTTAAAAGGTAAACGTCAGGTAGGCAGAAGAACTATCGGAGTAAACCGAGCAGACATGAGCGTTGCAAGTTCAAAGCAAACTATGGCAAATGTAGCAATGAACTTCTCTAATGCGGCTTACAAAGCGGCGGCAGAAAATTCTCAAAGAGATGCTAAAAGAGATGCCCTATCTTTAACAGCAAAAGAATTAGTTGTTCAGGACCCAGTTACAGGTAAATACAGAAATACTTTAAAAGATATTATAGGTAGTGCTAAAGAACGTAGAGGCACAGTTTATCAGGATACATTTGAACCCTATGTTAACAAAAGGGCAATGAATCTTTTTGAGATAGAATTAAAAGGAAAATCTCAAGAACTATCTATTGCTAATAGAGCCAATCCTCAAGGCTATGAACAGTCTATGACATCTTACCTTGAGTCTGCTTTTCAAAACTTTGATGGGGAACAGCAAGGAGCATTAAGTGAAATAGGTTTTGCTATTATAGCACAGGGTAAAGCTGTAGCTATAGATGAAGCAAATAGATTAGCACAAAAAGAAAGAGAAGTTCTTTTAAGTGATACTGTTAGTAAAATGTCTGATTCTATATTGGGATTTGTTTCACAGGCTAGTTTGGATTTCTCTACTGAAAATATAGGAAACCTTTTAACTACTGAACTCCCAGAACTTATTGAAGAAACTATCAGTAATAATAGAAAATTATTTAAAGATTTAGGTGTAGGTCAGGAAAGAATATTAAATGAAACTTTATTGTCTGAACAGTTCTTAGCATCTGCTAATGCGGAAATTGCAAAAAGAATATTAGGCTCTATTGATGGAAATGTAAGCATTGCAAGAGATGAAGTTCAACAGGCTATTTTCCAAAACAGACCAGATATGTTTCCTACTGGAACTATAAGTGTTGATGGAAATGAAGTTGATATACAGGAGGCATTTGCTTCTATACTTAAAACTGCAAATAAAACAAATTCAAGAGATGCTTTATTAAAGTCTGTAAATCAATCAGACAGCCTTATGGATGCTCTTGAAGCTGAAGAAAGAAGTTTAAAAAATAGACAAGAAGTAGAGTCTAATGATGAAGAGACTAGAAATGCTTATGCTGATATAGAAACTTTTACAGGAATTGCAGAACAAATAGAAGTTAATTTAGAGTCAGCACAATCTGTTCAAGATATAGCAAGTTCAGCTAGAGATATAAAAGATTTAATAAACGAAATGGAAGTTGCTAATAATACAAGAATAGGAACTACTAACGCATTAAGGCTTACTCAAGATAAATTTAATAACTTTAGAAATGAACTGCACAATAGTTTAGCTACAAACATTACAAGAGTAATGGCTAAATCAAATGTTAGTGGTGATGGTATTAAACTTGCCGCACTTGTTCTAAATAATAATGGTGAAGTTCCTGAGTTTAGAGCAAAAGATTTTAAGGCTTTGCCAAAGGCAGTTCAGCAATTAGCAAAGAATAAAGATATTCAAGAATTATCTCAAGATGCTAGATATAAAATTTCTGAAAGAATTGGTGCTTTAGGTATTGATATAGACCAAGGTGTTAGTACAGGAGTAGATTATGCAGGTCAAATACTTGCTTCTTTTAATACTGGTGGTCATGGTCAGGGTTGGTCAGAAAAACATTTAGATGCTCTTAATAATCATTTCCTTGAGTTAAGTGCTAATGATTTAAAGAATGATAAAATAGCTCCTCTCTTACAGAAAGGATATGAGAATGGTGATTTCTTCTTAGAATATAATCCTGAAGTTCATGGAGAAAGTGAATATTATAATAGAGTAGTTGACGCAGTACGAAAAGGTTTTGTGCCTTCTTCAGTTAAAAACTCTATTAAAGCATCTTTCTTAGGAGGTCGGTCATCTACACCTGAAAAAATTTATAATGCTATTCAGTTTATAAATAGAACATATTCACAAAATCAAAGCGGTGGTAGATACCACTCTTGGAATGATGATGGAGATATGAAAGATACCATGAGAAAGTATCATGCTGTTAATAGTATAACTAAAATTTATGGGGATGATAAAAGAACTTTTCCTGAAATAATTACTTTTATTAACAAAGCAGATAGTGCTGAAACGAGAAAATTAGCAGAGCAACATTATCCTAAGGGAAGTTTTGATGGATATGGTGGTTGGTTTCAAGATGTTTCTAATTTTAATGGTGGCGATAAATCAGGATTTGCATTGTTAGAAGCGGTTGTCGACCATTATTTTCAAGGCAGTCCTGCGGCTAGGCATATTGTAGGTAATTCTGTAGAATACTATGCAGTAGGTAGACAGGCAGTAGGAGGCAACAGGCCAGATAATGTTATAAATTGGCTGAATGATTTAAAGGAAGAATTTTTTGTAGATTCATCTGGAACAGTACCAGTTATATCTTTACTTGATATGGATTCTTATAGCGGAGATGGTGATTCAATAAGTTATATGTCTTTAAATAAAATTCTTACTACTGACGAACAACGACAGGCTTTTAATATATTCTCAGAATATGATGCAGATGAAGGAATTTATTCTGCAACAAAAGGCGAATGGTCATTCTTTCCAGAAAAGAAAGGTCGTGATGAAATTGAAGATTTGCCTGATATAGCTATACCTTTAACAGATACTACTGTTAATCCTTTAGGTTTGTTAAGTCGTGATGCAATATCCAGAGTTAAAGGTGGCCCTAAGAAAGCTATATTAGTTGCTCACGAAATAAGTGACACTTCAATGAATCGAACAGACTTAAGTTACACAGGCAATATACTATATATGGCTTATGGGATTGACGAGAATAATACTTTAGAGCCAATTTTTATTGAAGGTCCTGATGGGAATCCAATACATCTTCAATATCATATTAAAGATTTTCTAAACAGATTAAATGAGCCAGAGAATTAATGGAATATAGATTCGACAATTATGATGCAGATTGGACACAAGTTATTTCTCCATTCTCTGACGGCAATTATCAGCCTGACCCTACATTCTTTGAGACTGTTGGTGCTAGTTTAAGATACCAATGGTCGCCTTCATTTAATAAAATTAGGAATCAATTTACAAAAGAAATAGACCATTCATACAATCCTCTGCATGACGTACAGGGTTATGAAATGTATCAAGACGATTTGGTTCATGCAAAAAGCAAATCTCACATGAATGAACTTAAACGTCAGATTGACGGATACGAGGACAATAGAAAGATTCTTCATAATTCTAGTCTCTTTGCACAATTTGGTGCGGCATTGTTTGACCCAATTAATCTTATTGCCTTACCTCTTGGTGGTCCTGCTTATGGAATAGGTAAGTCTTTTCTTAGAGCAGGTCTTGGTGTTGCAGGTGGACAAGCTGTAGCTGAAACATTACGCCATCCGTTTGACCCTACTTCTACTTGGGGAGAGGTTGGTTTAAATATAGGTGCGGCAGGAGTTCTTGGTGGAGCAATAGGTTCTTTAGTTTCTGTACCTATTACAATACGAACAAATGCAATGTTAAGAACTGAACAGGAGTTGCGTGAGTTTGCAGGTCAAATAACAGATACCATACCTCAAACACATATAGGTCTTTTAAAGCAAAGCGAAAATCCTATGAGAACTTTTGGTAAAGCCTCAGAAGAAGATTTAGTTAGAATTGAATCAAACATGAGAGGTAATGATACTCCTTCAGCTTATGAGGCTATAGAGCAAATAAGAATAGAAAGAGCCATGAGGGAGGTTGAGAAAACACTTCCTGAAAAATGGCAACCTTATGACTTAGTGGAAAATGCCTTTACTAATTCTTGGATTTATAAAGCTATGCCAACTCCAGTAAAAGTAACATTACAAGGTGATTATATCCAAAGCCAAAAGAAAGCTATGTTAGATATAGCAGGTGATTTAGGTACAATGATAGGGATTAATAAATATGGTGGGAAATCTGAAACACCTGTATTTATAGAAGCGTCTACATACGAAGGAGAATGGGTTGGTTCTTATAAAAAGTTATTAGAATTATACGGAGAGGCAACAGGAAAAGGCGTACCTATAGAAACTAAAATGGATTTATTCTTTTTTAGAAAAGAGTTTGATGAATTTGTTTCTGACTTGAGTACAAAAAGGATGCGTCAAGATGCTGATAATGTTGTTGATGAACTTACAGATATAGACAGAAGAGGCATAAAAATACTTGATGACTTCTTTGACCCTTGGGGTAATAGGCTTGAGGAGCAAGATTTAATAATAAGAAACGTTGACCAAGTTGATAGGCAATTAGCAAGACTAGATACTGAATTAAGGTCAGTTAAAAGAAATCAGGATACCAATAATAGAATCGCAAATGGATTTGAAAAAGAATATATTATTAAATTAGAAAAAGATATTGAGTCTTTAAAAAGAACTAGAACAGCATTTTCAAGTGATGACCCTTCTATGGCTACAATGACAGGAAGATATGCTAGAAGAAGAGAAAGGTTCTATCCTAGAATATGGGATAGACAATATATTCTTGAAAACAGAAGTGAGTTAGAAAATATATTTAGAAATCATTATAGGGAACATCCTTTTATATTTAGGTACGACCCTCAAGAAAAACAATACATTCAAAAAAGATTAAAAACAGACGACAATAGTATTAATGAAAGAG